AGTCCAAAAATCCAAACATAATAACCCGATAACCAATGCCACAAAAATAGAGACAGTTGTTGGTGGATAACCTATTGAGTCAATCATAGGTTGTATTCCGAAGGTGAAACTTTAAGCTTCATAGCTATATCGTGAGCAACACGTTTTTCACATTGTTCGAATTTACCGTTAGACTCACCGATAAAACAACATACACGCATTATCAGTTTGGCATCATCACCAGTAGCGCCGCTGATGCTATCTAGAATTTCCATAGTCCCCATTGTTTTACTAAATGATATCTTATCTTCACACTCATTGATGACACCAAGAATATCAGCGAGATCAAACTGAGGCAGAGTCTTTTGAACAATCTTGGCTAGATCGTCTTTTTCATCAGAATCAAAATCATCATCTGCGCTGGCAATAAGATATCCAGCACACACTACACGCTTAAAAGTCTCTTTATTGACAGCTCTTGATAATGCCTTTTCGCCCTCATTTAATACACCGGAAGCGAATTTTTTTATTGAATCGAACATAATATATCTCCAAAAATGGCGGCATGAGCCGCCATTACAAGTTAATTAATAAGATCGGATTATTGGAATAAAGAACCAAAACCGTGAATAGCAGCGGTACCCTGCCCTTTTTGATGGAATTCAGCATTATTTTCTAATGCCCAACCTGAAGATGTTTTCATCAACGTAAAGGCCACTAACACGGTATCACCAGACGTTGTATCACTACCGAAAACAACATCGCCAATTTGCTCACTGTTTTCATTATCACCGTCACAAACACGGAAATGTGTGTTTGGCGCACTGTGAAGATCAGGACCGGCATAAGCAGCGAGACCAAGGACAATTTTGTCAATATTGTCATTAATTTTTGACGTATCAATGACGATATCTTCGTCGTCACCATCACCTTCACCTGTTGTATTGTCTTCAGATAAAGAAACACCAGGAGCAGTACGATTGCCGAAATAAACTAAATTACTGTTGGTGGTTAATTTACCATCGGTTAGCAAAGCACAAACGATGTCTAAATCAACTGGGCCATTTGGATTATCCCAGCCAGCACCGAAATAAAAGACTTTTGGGCCTTCCTGCTTGGATTTTACTGAAAGTTCGAACGTTGTGCCTTTCTCAATAATGTCTAACATTTTATGTATCCTCTTTTTTTACGATTGCAGAAAAAACTATCAAACCGTTAGGTTTTGGTTCTTTCCAGATTAGTCTAACCGGGCCTTTTTCAACTTCTGTCTTTAAAAGGTTTGGTGATCTTGTTACTTGTGAAATAGTCAGAGTTTTCATTAAATCCTCCTGACAAAATAAATACTATACGTACGGTTTGATTGTGTCAAATAATTTTATCATATTTTAAAAATTAATTCAGAAAATAAGGCAATAAAAAAGCATCCCGAAGAATGCTTAGTTGTTAAATTGAATTTCGCTTAGTTTTAACAGAATTACTTATGCTTTTGTCGTGACTTCACGGCTTTCTTTTTGCTTGCCTTCGTTTGTTTTACAGGCTTGTTTTTTGATGTCTTTGCTTTTAACACTTTAGCAGCCAAACCTTTTGGCGGGTTTTTAATTGTTCTATTTTCAATTAACGGGACAGTGCTTACGTCTCTGTTAATTGCTTTAGATATATCCTTAGTGGTTGATCCTTTCTTTTTTTGTTTTTTAATGTTTTTGCTTGCTTTGGCACCTTCGCCTTTTGTGCTGCTACCTTTTTTTCCTGACTTAGCCATGAGATTCCCCTAATTGGTTGTCATGACCAGTATAACACTTCGCCGTTCGGAATGTTAATGACCGCAATCACAAGGTTTTTTGTTTGTTGAATATTTATAATGTTGCGGGTTTGCGTCATACTCCTGTAGCATTTGTTCCCACGTTTTACCATTGCGACCACCTAAACCTAAAACCGTATTATCAAAACTATCGTCACCAAACAAATCAGCTTGATCTGACTCTATTAAATGTTTAGCTCTATAGTTTGCCTGAATCGTTAACGACTGCTTAAGAATATAAGGGTAATGATCACGAAGCATTGCGATTTCACCATGAGTCATATTAGGGCATACAGTACAGCTAGACTTGCCAGGATAATACAGCTCAACCCTTTCAACCGCGTCTGATTCTCTCTCACCTATCCCCCAGTCAAATAACGGATAACCCTGAACCCACTTATCTTGTGGCTTCCACGATTGCATTCTTGATGGCTCATCGAAATTTATACCAATCATCCTTAGTATTTTCCCGGTGTGCCATTTCATAGGCGTCCCCTTTCCGTAAGGAGAATAGCCCATTATACCAATTGAATTTTCATACATCTTGGTTACTGGTTGCGGTTTATCTGTACCCCATGCCTTCCAGCAGTCAGGATTGTTATTGAAATACTTATCTGCTGTTTCGGTTTTAAATCTTAACGAGCATGACTTACTGCCAAATGCCACCGCTGGTAGTGTGTCTTGTTTTTGACATAAACTAATCACCGATAGTGGCTGTTTGAATTTGTCAAACTTTCTTAATGTGACGACTTTTGACCAGTTTTTTTCCTTACACCATTTTTTTAGATATTCGATAAATTCATACGTGTGGGGGAACTCCGAACCGGTGTCACAGAAAATTAATTCATTAGGTTCCATACCTCTTTCGTATAGTTCAGCGATCACCATAGTCGAGTCATCACCCGCGCCAAGCATGAAGACGCGAAAATCAAAATCATCCCATACATCATCAATATGAGGTCTTGTTTTGTAATTATGTTTATTCATAAGATAATATTTCCGGTTTCAACATCAAAAACTTGGATTTCACCACCTGTGAAAGCATCTTTTGTCATGGCATATTTAACAGCTTCCTGAACGCTTTTGCCAAAATCCATTGCAGTTATAGCGAAATCTGAGCCGCTGCCAAATGCAGTATTATATTTATATTCTAAATGTAAGCAGATACCATCGTCTTCAACAAATACACCAAAAACCTTACCATCTCTAATTAACAAGGCACTACAATCTGGGACAATATCTGATTTATCGTGGTGATTTAATGTTGAAAGTAATTCGTAGTCACAAGTTGTGCCAGCAAAAATCCACAAACCAATCTCGTTTTTTATGGTTTTATTATATGAGTCTGATCTTATTAAATTACCCGCAGTTATCCGACTATCAACCGCTACTTGTTTATCTTTATGGTGAAAGGCTATTGTCGTCATGATTAACCTCTACTATGTTTTAGAGAAAACAATTTTCTTTTGAAGTTTTATCGTGTCTGATTTCACTTTGTTGCTGTCTGGTATCACATGAATTTTTTTGTAAGTCATCGTCAGTGAATTGAGTTTCAAACCATAAAGCTAATAATATACAAGCAACAAATAACATTGATTTTATAAATGAATCTTTGAGGGAGTTAATGGTTATTGTAAGTATTGTATGTCTATCCATCCTTTTTATCCTTCTTATGTTTTTTGTATGCCAGATACATATTAAATAGATTACTTGCTATAAATGTTAAGCCACCAACCATTGATATTGCTATACCCCAATCGGCCATGCCCCAGTCACTTATAACCCAACTATTACTTAATTCTATCATCTCAGCTGCTTCTGCTGATTTAGCTCCCACTGAGGTTACGATTGATCCGAATCCTATTTTTTCTATTGGCTGACTAGTCATTCAAAGGGATCATTTTGTTAGAAATTGTAAATAATAATATAACATAACCAACCCTCAACTTAATCTTCCAATTGAAAATGAGGAAAATCACGGTAGTTAACCCAGAGGCCACCCCATGATAATTTATAGCCCAATATACTTGCAGCTTGAAGCATTGCCACGGCAACAGATGTTAAGTGTTCAGTTTTCCAACTTGCCTTACCATCAACATAAGCATAAACATCCAATGCTAAGCCTGACTGATGTTTTGATTTATTAATTATACCATCGCAATTACTCACACCTTTGTTGTGTAAGGCCGTTTGTTCTTGTTTCGTTCTTTTACCGCCAAATTGAGGTATGCCAAAATCAACTTTAGATATTTTTATTGCTTCGAACGCTATTTGTACAAGACGGGGATCAGCTGTAATCATTCGTTCATGCGATTTTTTACTGAAATTAAACTGATTCATAATTAGACCTCCTATTCGTTCATAACTCCTAGCTCAAAAAGACCTTCAACCCAATCTATAATTTGTTTATCATCAAATCCGGTTCCCTTCTTTATTGCGTCAATAGCTTCTTGCTTAGTCATGTTATCTTCATCAACCAACCATATGGCTTCCCAGTAATCCGAGCATTCTTGGCACTCGCATTCGGCACAATCAACATGAGATATTCGGCCTGGATAGATAAAGTTGATTATATCATCCATTGAGCTAAATTTATCGACATTGCAATTCAGTAAGAATGGTCTTGCACGATTGCAAAAATCAACAAGCCTGCAATCGTTAACGCTAAATTTTGATAAACATGTTTCAATTATCATCTTTGGTTTTTTGTCCAAATAAAACCCACTGACAAGAATAAAAGATTCTATTCCCCTGTCTAAATCGATGGCTGACTGCTTACCGCTAATAACATCAAATTGCAATTCAACCATGTTAACAGCGTCACTGAATGAGATATTAAAAATTTCACTTCCATAACACCTTTTATTTAATACACCATGAACCTGGGTCTCTAACTTAAACTGACAATCAATCTCATTTGTGTAATAAAAATTAACAGCTTTAAAGTTTAATTTATTTTCTATTTGCTTGAGTCTTTGTCTTGGATTAGATGAACACCCAATCTTCACGGTGCCATCACCTATATCTGCAACATAAACGCATCCACTCATGACTTTAACCCCTTTTGAATTAATTGCCTGACTGCCATCGAAAAGTTACCCATACAATTCTTATCTGCGTAATCTTGTATCTGGCTTATTAAACTTCCAAAATTTATTAACTTCTTCATGACTGCTTCATATATATTTAAGTTATATTAACTATATACCTTTAAGTATAACAGTACAATAATAAGCCCCAACTAAGGGGCTTATGATATTATGTGAAAGGTTAGATATTATTTATCAATTCTTTCGACTAATGGACAATATTTTTCTTTCCATGCTTGATAAGCGATTTTTGCATTTGATAGATTCTCACTCGGGCTTTCATGGAAATGGTGCATAACCCAGGCAAAACCAATGGCGATGGAGACACCACCAATAATAACTAACAAAATAAGTAAAGGTTCAGACCAAATCATAGTACCTGTGGCTATCGATGCCGCTATTGTCGCTACAATTAAACCTAACCAAGTCGATAAAATAGAAATAACCATAGAAATTAAGAGAAATACGATTAAGACAGTTCGAGTTAAGCTGCAAAAATCAGTAGGTAATGAATCATTATTCCACCATGTTGCTAATAACCAGATACTGGAACCTTCTTTCACTTTAATTTTCATGATTATTTTCCTCTAGTTCTTTCAATTGAGCTTCCATAGCATCAATACCACGTTGCTGGTTTTCACGAGCTTGTGATGAGTCTGCATACGCCAAACCTCGCTTTTCTTTCTCGATGTTGGACCGAAGTAAAACAATGCGGCTATCCTCGTCACCAATACAAGCCCAATACACTTTCATGCAAGCCTCAGCATCAGCCATAGCTGAATGAGCACCTTCAAATTCTTCACCAAAGAAATGCTTATAGGCTTCTTGTAGTTTTGGGGTTTTAAACTTACCTTTGGTTTTTGCAGGACATTTAACAATTGGTTTTGCCAACATCATAGCGCAATGAAAATTATCTTTGATGGCCCATTTTTCGATAACTTCATTAGTGCTATAACGTTTTGTAGCAATACGGATTATCCGTTGATCGAATGTCTTATTATAAGCAACTCGATCAGCGTCACCACATAATTCCAAAAATTGTTCTAGTGCCTTTTGTTCAGGTATGCCAACCTTTAATGCCATTTCATTAGTAATGCCGTGGACATCTATTGTCTCTTGTGGAATTTCCCATCCATTTGGCTCAATAATAACGTCCATAGTGTTGATGACTTTACGGGTATCTGCATTACATAGGATAGCGGCCAGTTGTACCAGATGCGGTTGTTTATAGCTGTATGATGGTTCTTTCCATATGGGCAGTCCACATGTTTCACAATCGTAGAAAATTATAAACTTATTCATTATTGTTTTTCTCCATTTTGGTTAGTAATTCAATCTTCTTAAGTACCTCATTAACACCCGATTCAGTTAGATAACCCATAACATCGTCTGTTATCTCTGTATCATAAGTTAATTTCCAACCATCTTCGGTGCCTTGCAAAATAGCTAATTCATAAGGCGCATCACTTCTTGTGTAAAAAAGTTCTCCAGTAATAATACTTGCGCCGAATCCATTATCAAAAAACACGATAGCCTGAAATGCTTCGCTTCCAGCTGCATGTGTTTCAAAATTTAAATCTGATAATTTCATGATTATTTCCTTAATTTGGTTAAATGGCGGTGCTGGCCCAATCTATTCCGCAAACCCCCATTGAGTAAGGGGCTGGGATCTGTATTTTAGTTAAAAAATATTTATTGCGTTATTAACAGCACCATTATTTGTTACGCGCGCTTTAATTCTGCGATATGCTCACGGATTTTAACTTTTAAAACGCTGAATTCGACGTCTGCAAGCTTAATTTCGTTCATTCGATCACCTGCTAGACTTTGTAATTTAGACTCAGGCATGATACCAAAATGGCAAGCTGCCAGTAGCACGAAAAGTTTTCGAACATCTTTCTGGCACTTATCATTATATAGGACATGAATGTCTGTTCCATATATTTGGTATGTGTCTAAGGTGAGGATTGGACCAAGTCCCATTGACGCACCTTGTAGGTCTGTCTCTGCGAATTCTAATATGATAGCCTTTAGTGCTTGGATCGCTCCAATGTTGCCGTCTGACATTTTGACTATCACATCTAGCCCGTTGTCACCTAATTTTATTCTAGACATATTACTCTCTCTTCTGTTGGTTAAATTAAATTTTATCGTGCATCATTGATTGTGCCTGGTCGTAACCGTCCCACCCATCAACACCAGCATTACATAGACAGCCTAAGAACTCGCTATCACTCAATAATTGTTGATACTCAGCTTTACTGATGGTAACTGTTTCTTCGATGACTGGGTCTGTTGGAGTCTGTGTGACCGGCTTGTCCGGTGTAGATGGTTTGCTAATTGATGGTGAATGGTAATCTGGGGATGATGCGCCTATATTATATCCTGTTTGCGGTGCTGGTGTATCCTCCTTGGTTTGGTCTTCGACAATAATTCGTTCATCGTGCATTGAGGTTAATTGACGGATAACCTTTTTTACTGATGCTACTGCTTGGGGATATGAGTCCCCAAATTCATCCTCAGGAATGACGTATTTATTCAAACTATCAATCTTAGCTTTGATTTTACTTGATGATTTACCGATTAAGGCCATTGGTATCGTAGCCAATTTGTTTAGCCGTTCAGAGATTTTATTTGCTTTGCGTTCTGTTTCAAGCTGGCGGTTTATCTCTGCTTTCTGTTCGGTTTCTATGATTGATAAAACCTTATCATTGAGTGTTTTTAATACATCTTGGATAGCTTTGGCAGCATCAACAGTGAATTCTTCAAATCCTTCACTAACATCGATGGTTTCTACAGCCTCAACCAGTGAAGCTATTTCATCTTTAGACTCGTTACCCTGGAGCGTACCGATAGCTAATATTTTATCAATTTCAGCTTTAATATCTGCTATCCGTGTTTCTTCAATCAAGTCCTGCTCTGCTTGCCATGTGTCCCGGGGGGCTAAGATTTGAGCACGAGTTTGATTTAATTCCTCTTTGACGTATTTGGATGATTGTTTTGCTACCTTCACTTTTGCTTCCATATCGGAGACAGAAGAATCAATAGCATCAGTTAAGGCCTTGCGAGCTTGTGAAACCTTTCTAGCTGTTGAACCAATAGCGTCACGACCTTTTTTTGTATTAACATCAGGGACAATTGATAATGCTCCCTCTTTTACGAATTCAACTAGTGGTGTTAAATTATCCTTCTTAGAAAAAAATTCAATTGCCTTTCGTCCTTTCAATTCAATTGCTTGGTCGAAAGTTACCATTTCAGTTTTTGTATCCATTATTTCGCCTTTTTTAATTGGTTAATTCGTTGTTTGTAAGAGTTAGCAAGTTTTTCTGCTAAATCATCACAATTCACTTGTTGTTCTTTAGGGGTTATATCAACATTACTTGCTGTTATCCTGGATAGTAGACCCTCATTAGTGATTTTTGCGAAATTATCAATAGTACTTTTATTTGGTAAATCAGCAAATACTTTGATTTGACCATCAAGCCAATCTTCGATAACTTTGTGTTTTTCTCCATTAATCTTATCCAGATTAGACTGGATATAAGCTTTACGTTTATTTTTGGCTTTGGTTGCGTCTTTGGTTAAATCAGCATTGTGTGAAGATTCGGCTGCTTTATATGCTTGGGTGAATGAATTCCTAAGCTCAGCCATATCTTTTGCTTCTTCGATTGCTTTTATGAAATGACTGTAATCAACAAAAGGAATGGCCCATTTTGGTAAAGGTGGGTTTTGCCAGCTAATAAACGTTCTAACTGACTTGTTCTTTTTGTCCGGGTAATGTATGTGACAGTTGTCTGCTTCACGTTGACTATTTACAATTTGGCATACAGCGAATTGCATCTCTAACTGATAGAGATAGCGTCCTATACCTAGCTGTACGGCTGAACGTTTCATTGAATCCGACAAGGCACCTTTTAACGGTTCGATATTGGTATATTCGGCACCATCCCATTTAGTGACGCTTCGTTTTTCGCTATGAATAGTTATGCCGCATAAGTAACCTTTACCGTCTGGTGTTGGCTTATAGGCATTTTCCCACCCAAAAGGACCAAATACTTCATCTAGCCTTTTTTGAATAGCCCTGTTGCTGACATATGGAATAGCCATTACATAGGGGTTTTGGTTTGCGGATATACCAGCTTGTTGGACTCTCCATTGAATATCATCTTCATTAAAAGGTTTTTGGAGAGATAGGGCTATGGCATCAGTAGTGGCTTCTTTATCCATCTTTATTCCTTACGTTTATTCAATGAATGCATCACAACATTTTCACACGTTTCAATATCAAACATGCCTATATGACAATCTTTCCCGTCAATCTCAATAATTTGAGATAGCCATTTATAGGCTTGTTTTCTTTTCATATCACCAGACTTCCATAGCGGATCAAAAGCTCTATGAGCGGCGCTTTTTGCTTTTCTTAGCTCAGAATTCGCAAGTCGTCCAAGTGGCTTTTCAGAAGTTGCGTGACAGCCAACATATGCTTTGCATGGCGAGCAACTATAAAATGTTAATTTATATAAATCTTTACGGTGTGGGTAAATTTCTTTTCCCGTCACCTTGTTTGAGAATTTTTTGCAATATGGGCAAATAGGCGTTAATTTATTCATCTTTAAACTCCAAACACTGTAAGTCTTTCTTGCGCTGCTGAATGGCATGGATTTTCTTTGAATGTTCTTCTACAAGAACAGCTTCTTTTTTGTCTAGCATTTCAATTTCAGCTTCAATGGGGTTCTTGGTTGGAATATTTAAGGTTACAGTTTGGCTTCCCAAATAAGGATAGCCAAGTTCTGCCATGTTATTGGCTGCTACATAATATTCTTCACCATATGTCGCCATGTGAATGAATAGTTCAACTTCGAATGTTTCTTTTTTGTTTTCCATTTTTACTCCGTTTGTTTGTTGGTCTTTTGGCAACTTAAAGATTAGCACACTTGAACTGTCAGTCAACTTCTGTTTGACAATTATTTCATTTGATATAAACTTAAATTATCAACAACCAAAAGGATAAAAAAATGAAGCAAGTAAAATTATTAGACAGGGTCGATGAGATGCTTATAGCTCTCGTTAAAAAAAGAAAAGAGGAAGAACTGGCGGTAAATAAACAGTCTGTTGTTAATCAATTAATTATTGACGCCTTTTTAAGGGAATGTAGATAATCAATCACCCCCCTGTGCTAAAACACAGGGTATCTTGAGGAGAAAGTAATGAAACGATTCCAACAAATACTAAACGGCCCTTTCGGCATGGCCTTGGCAATAGCCGCCGTGCTTGTTTTATCCACCTTGGCTGAATTAGTTAACCCTTACTTATAACAGGGAAACGGGTGCACTATGAGTGATTTTAGAGTAGGTGATATTGTTTATGCTCAAAATTATCGTTTAACAATAGAAGCTGGTGTAGTTATTGAAGCACGTTATTTGATAAATGTTGATGGTTTTCCATTTAAGCGTTCTGAACTAACCTTAGTAAAAAAAGCCGAAATAGGTCGACAACAATATAATAACCATTTGGTTAAATGTGATTTATCCACCCCAACTCTCTTAGATAACATTTTAATAATCAATGAATTTATTAAAGTTATGGTTAAGCAAAAAAATTAATGTGATTGTCGTAGAGGTTGGGAAAATATATCCATCAAATAATCACGGTGATTTTGAGGTGATTCACATTACAGATAGTAGAATTGTAAAAATCAGATTTTTAGAAACTGGTGAGTTTGGCTACACTTCAGCTGGAGCCATAAGACTAGGCAAAGTTGGACCGTATAAACCAACAATATGGTGAGGCTATGAAAAAATGCACGAGCTGTAAAGAAGAAAAACCATACGATGATTTTTATCAATGTCGAGGTTACACAGATGGCTATCGTAGCCAGTGTAAAAATTGTATTAAATCTCACATGGCTGAGTATCGTAAATCTAATGTTGAGAAAGTAAGAGGGCAAGCAAAGATAAATAGCCAGACATTTAGAGATAATCATGTTGTTGAATTTTGTAAAGACGATGAGAAGTCTGAGATGTAGGAGAAACTGATGATCACAATGAAATACAGCTTCAACTTAAAAGGTGAGAGCGATTGGATGGTAGTAAACGTACCGGATGAAAGATTTATCCCACGTAAAGGTGACTTGGTACGTCACACCATAACAACTGGCGATAGCATTGTCGAAATTAAACGCCGAGTTAAGGATATTCACCGTATAAGCATAAAAAACTCATGTGATGTTACCGTACTGGTAATCTTGGAGGATGAAGAACATGAATAAAACAAACGCAAAGAAAATAGCTGAATCAATAACCTTTGAACAATTATTAACAATGTTCGATAACGCAAAGTCCAACATCGTTAACTGGAAAGAAGTTAGCACAGTGAATAAATGTATGACCAAAGGTGCAGTATGGAATATTTTAATTAAAGGATTAACACCAAGAATAATGGTTCAACCACTAGCTTTAAAAAACATGATTTGGGAATTTGGTGATTATCTTGATGACGATTTACAGGTAGAGCCTGAGCAAAAAACCAAATCAGACATTGAAGTTTTCCATCAAGAACCAGATTTCTTATCTAAAGATGACAAAGAATCCAAAATAGATTAATGTGGGCGGTAAAGCGTACATAGATGAGTGAGTTAGTAGGTTCGTCTATCGTAGGGGTTAAAAAGCCCTGCGATCAGACTCAGGGTTCGATTCCCGATAGCTCATTCTTTTATGTACGCTTAAAGCCTGTATATGTCAATCACCCCCTGCTAAAGCGGGAGGCTTGTAGGAGCCTCGGTTGACCAGACCACCGGCAGGAGTTAAAAATTGCCGGTAAACGATAGGACAGAAATAGGCACCGGTGGACGCCGCCTCAATCCACCGCTCTGCGGGGTACGGCTAAACAGACTGCGAGGGGTCATGTAGTCAGTGCTTTATCTATTCAAACCTGTCCATATCCGGTCGAGAGGAAGTCGGATTTACTGGAATACTCTAAATCCAGTAATACGCACTACCGTGGCGACGAGAATTCGGTTCCCTGAAAAGGTTTAGCCGTTAATTTACGCAGAACCCGACCAGCCAGCGGTGTCGGTAACAACACTGGCCGCTGACGGTTTCCTATAAAAACTGTCAGCCTGTATATATGAGTGAGTTAGTAGCAAGTGCAAGTTCCCCTAATGAGTTTCTGAAAAGAGGGTGAGTTCGCTACTCAAGTGTGAAACTAGGTTTAACGCACCTCTAGCTCATTCTTATATGCAGGTTTCTTGGTTAATTCTAAATTTATGCTATAGTTTGACTCGTGGTGTGGTAGCCACTTGAAAGAAGAAGGATAGAGGGTATTTACACATGCGACATCTGGTGGGCTTTTTGGTCTATCCTTTTTCGCCCCTCTACCAACAGAGGTTGCAGCTGTAAATATCTTTTTTTGTGCCTGTAAGTAAACCAAGCAAGATTAAACGCGCTATATACGCTTGCAGACACACCCTTTCAAGTTCCCTCATGCCTCCAGGCGCTTTGTAATCATTTCCCCTGCTGGTAGCCCAGAAAAGCAGAAAAGATCCCCGCTAAGTGATTTAGCTTAAAACAGTCTAGGCTCTGTGTGTGCCACTTCACAACCTAGGACGAGATGCCACTTTGTGGAATCGACCTTTAGCGAGGTGCCAGTTTTTACTGGTTGGAGGACTTTATTTTTCCCGACCGAAAGGTTTTTTGTGATCTTAAGATTGTAGAAATGTAATCTAAAGAACAAAACAAGATAGAGCCAGTTAGGTTTGTTTCAATCTTGGAGGAAAAAGGGCTTACTGACTTTATTTTAAAATTAATTGAAGAGTGAAAATAACAGTTTATCAGGTAGAAGGTGCGTAAAATGTCAGAAATAAAACCATGCTTTGTGTACATAATCCAATCTGGCGGCGCAACAAATATGCCAATAAAAATAGGCATGTCAGATAATCCAGACAAAAGAATAAAGCAACTCCAAACAGGGAACCCCGAGCTTTTAAGAATAATAGCAATAATAGAGTGCAAGTCTAGAGAACATGCATCATTAGTCGAAAAGACATTTCACCGAGAGATGACAGATAAAAATATACTTAATGAGTGGTTCTCTCCCAAAAAAGGAGCTGCATTAAAGGCTATATTAAATATGGTGGATGATACAGGAGGCTCACCAGTAAAACAGGTAGGCGAAGGGCTGGCCAATAGAGTTAACACACCAAAGGAAAGAGCCGCCAATAGAAAATTAGAAAAAAAATCAAAGATGGTAAAGCAGATGGAAGCGAAGGCGTCAAAAATGAAAGCAAAAGTAAAAATAATGAAAAATATGCTTATTGAGTTTGGCGTTGACCCAAGAGAAATAGACAAGCTATAGCAAGGTCATATTGTGATAATAGCTATTAGCTAATAAACCCTATTATTTTAATTAATTGGAGAATAAAATGAGTGAATTTTTTAAGATTTTCAAATCAGAAAAGTATGGACAAATTTTAGTTATTAATAACGTCAATGAAGAAGGCAATCCATCAGTTGAGATTAAATTTGAAGGTTTCAACGAATTTGGCATTTGCTCAATTAATGCGGCGTTTGCTGGTAGTTCTGAAGGATTTGATAATGCTAATCAGTTATTCGAAACAACAACCAACAACCAAGGAGCAGGTTATTGAAATAGTTGCTGGAATTCTTGATAGTGCTAGAAGGTCACGGGGTCATCACTAAAACAACAAAGGAATAATAACAATGAACAGAGAAATCAAAACAGACCTGAAAAACATATTAAGCCACGTTGTGTGCTCGATGGATTATGGATATTACGATGATGTCTTAATGTGTGACTTCGCGGATTTGACGGGCTATGTCACTGACGACGAGATTAAATGGTATTGCGATTCAAGCATGACCGAAGAATACGGCCAAGAAGATTGGGATTGCTGGCATGAACGAATAACAGAATGGCGTAATAAGTATTGCGATAAAGGTGATGAATCATGAACGATACACATAAACTACTACTAGCATTCATCGAAGCATCGGGTTTTGATGTTGAGGAGTTGAATCCGGTTAAAATTGAATGTGGATGTGCTGGTTATACCACTAGTGGGTGCGGCTGCTGTGACTTTACCGGCGTTATAACCGAATCAAGTGATTACAAATTAACAAAGAAAGAAGATGTGGCCATTTTTTATCTAAAACAATGCATGGAATATATAAACAATATAGATAAGTGCATTGATTCAGCCGGTGTGTTTGACAAGGTGTGGGATAATATGCCGCCACATATTGTAGAGGTAGGCAATATAACTAGGTTCTTAAAGAATCGAGGAATAAATAATGACTGAACAAGAATACATCAAGACAGGCAATCTGGCTAAAATGAGAATTATAGCATCTGTAATGAAAGACGTTCTAGAGGGTGATGAGTGGGGAGTTGATGAAGAAACTTACAAAAGAACATTTTCAGACATTCTTGATATGCAGCAGAAGCTCTTTGACTCAATAAAAACTAAGGAATAAAGATGCCAAACATATACCATCCAAAAGGCTCAATGTGCGCTGTGTGCGTTAACAAAGACTTAGATTGTAGCAAAGTATTGAACTTTAAATTCATGCCGGTTATATCGCAATACAGCCCAGCTGGTAGCGAAGATGTATTCAAGATAGTTAAGTGTTCCATGTTTAATAAAATTGGTAAGGAATAAATAATGTTTAAAGTTCCAGAAAAATATCGTGTTCTTAGTGGCCTTTTTTCTAGTCAGTCAACTGATGGTAACAACGGCTGTTTTGAGGTTAAATCAATAAAGTTAAAACGAAGTTTAAATGTTATCGCATCAGACGGTGAATTATGGGAACACGTCAGCGTTTCACTCCATGACCGCTGCCCTACCTGGGAAGAGATGTGTATTGTCAAATCTCTATTCTGGGACGATGATGATTTAGTCATCCAAATGCATCCACCTGAATCTGACTGGATTAATAACCATAACTATTGTCTCCATCTGTGGCGAAAATGTGATTCTAATAGCTATTGTGAAAGACCACCAGGAATTTTGATAGGTATTAAACAAAAAACTTGAATACCAGGATTAATCTACTACAGTTATTTAGTAACACTAAGTAATACCATACATGGAGATTAATTATATGGCAAAAGTTAAAAAATCGATAAGTTTAGACGCTGATGTGTATAACTGGGCTATAGAGGTAGCATCAACACTAGATGACCGTTCACCAAGCTACGTTATCAACAGAGCCTGTAAAAAAATTATGGCCCAAACTGAAAACTCCGAGCATGAAAAGGTAAAAATCAATAGAAAATCAGGTTTACCAGTTAAAGATGTTGTTGAGTTATGGAATCAGATGTTTGCTGATACCTATGCCACACAAATGGAACTAATAACCGATACCAGGAGGAAAACTATTCAATCAAGAATCAAAAATCAGTTTAACGATATTGAGGCGTGGACTGAATATTTCGAATTGATTAAGCAAAATGATTTTCTCATGGGTAAAGCTCATTCCAGGGATAGGGGACCATTTAAGATATCTTTGCAGTGGGTTTGCAAACCAGAGAATTTAGCTAAGATACTAGAGGGTAACTACCATGGTAGACCATAGAGCCTCACGATTAGTCAGAAATTTAAAAGCCATCGGTGATGATAAAGAAATACAGCAGGTTAAAAAATGTAGTTGTAATTGTCCTTTGATTGCAACTATAGATTTTGGCGGTCAAAATACTTGTACTTATCATTCACAGCAAGAGCGCCGGTACTGGGCAGATATTACCGCATCAATCAACAACAACATCGATTTAATCAAACGTCATTGCGAAATGACACGATGGACCATAAAAGACTGGTCTGAACAATATCATTTATTATCTCAATGCCCTTTATGTCCTATGACTGAACTTGACCGGCAACAGCCAACCAATTATTTAATCAAGTTCGGTAAAGCTATCAGAAATAAAATACTCAATGAAGCTTCTGGAGATTGGTCATGAGTGTTGAACAGAAATTAATTGATGAACTGGTATCAGAAATTAACAGGCTTAAAATACGAGTTAAATTATTAAATAACATACTTAAAACTATTATGTTGTTAATATTTTGTATTGTCATTGTATTTAAATCAAACGCGAATATTACCAAAAAAAACGAGTTATTCATAGCTGAGACTACATACTGTGAAATTTTAGCTGTAAATGGCAATGTGCCAAATCAAGCCATAAGATACACAAACCAATTAAAAAAGTTTGATGACTCTTATCACAATCGCATAGTCTTTTACTCAATTAAGGCTCTAGGTTTTATCGACGGCGCTATCTATCAACAAAATATAAGGAACCCTACAACCCAACAATTTAGAAGAATATCGACAGACCTTTTCATAAAAAGATGTGGCATTTCTTTTTAAGGTAAAAATGAGGCAACTATCATGGATTTTAATAGAAGTGGTGCAGAGCTTATAAAAGAAAACATTGCAAAACAACCAACTGAATATCTTAAAGAGCCTGAGAACTCTTACTTGTTAAAACGCGCCCTAGATGCTTTCGAAGAAAGACAGTTACAGCGTCAATTAGAACGCCAATTGGATAAAAAATCAGATATAGGATAATAATGATGAAAACATACACAGGATTTTTAGATGTACACGATTATGGTGAATCTGATGATGTTTTATTTCTATCATCTATTGATGAACCACTAGCTGAAGAACTTGAATGGATGTGTGACCAAAATGTAACTGTAAAATATTGGATTACTGACGAAGAAGTTTCAAAAGATGAGGCTCAAGAGAAATTTCTTAACAAAATTATGGGTTTTGCTGTTGCAGATTTTAGTGTTCATTATGGTGATTGGACTGGTTATCTATGGACGGATGAAGATTTAAACGTTGGTGGACACGATTTACTAGAGGAACTCAAATTTCATGATGGACAATTTTTGATTCTTGAAATAGAACAACACACAGAATAATGAAAGATTATCAATTAACCAGTCATAGTCTTGAAGATTTTTTCAAAGAAGTTCAGATCGAGCTTAAGGAAAATCCTATCCTGGTTGTGACTACTCAAAATGCGTCCATTGGCAAGTGGGGGATGGCTAAACTTTGGCGCTCATGGATGGCAACAACAGCTAAATTCATGGCGGCTAATGGCGTAACACAGCCGTTGATGATTTCGGCTAATGGTGAGCATTACGGTAGTCGCCCTTTTAACAAAAATGATGCACATGAACTTTTCACTAGCCAACATCTAGGCGTCGACCGTGATGGCGTTCGCCTTAGTTGGGCCAAAAAAGACCATGACGGGATGAGGGCAGCAACCAAGGGCGAAAGGTTTAACGCGATGCTTAAACATCAAATTTGGGCCACTGAGCGCGGGATAATGCTATTTAAACCTAGGGATTCCGAATACTCACAATTAGAACAGGAGCAAAACAAATAATGGCTAACGCAGCTCAAAAAAAATGGTTACAAACTATAACCGAATGGTATTTTGATTGGGGGTGGAGATCAGGATCACCGTCTTATGATTTAGTTGGCTTCGGTTCTATACAGCGACATCACGCCCTAGGCAGAAAAGCGAAACATAACAAAGTACCAATTGGAGAATGGTTTGTCCTGCCTTTGCCGTTTATTTATCACGATGTTAATAGTAATAACCCTGATAATGTGACCTATCATAAACATGCTTTTACTGATAGATTTGGGCTACAGTCTGAGTTATTTAAAGGGATGATCGATTCGATGGTTGAGCTTGGTATTGAACTGCCATTCGATGACGATGTTATTAACGCGATAATTGACACAAGAAAATGAGTTTTAGACGAGCGGCCAGAATCGACGATAACCAACCGGAAATAGTCAAAGAGTTTCGTAAGCTTGGTTGGTATGTTCTTATTATCAGCCAGCTAAAGAACTGCTGTGACATTATGGTTAGTAAAAATGGTCGCACTATTGCCGTGGAAATTAAGGATGGGCAAAAGCCCCCGAGCCAACAAAAGCTATCAGCAGGGGAGCTAAAGTTTAAAGATGAATGGCAGGGTGAGTATTCTTTAGTAACCTGCATTGATGACATCGTTAAATTAACATCACTAAAGTGATTAACCCCTTTCGAGTTTTCTTTTAAGGTCTAATCTGCCCTAGCGCCGTAATCCGCCATTTGCCACTTGCCATGGTTAATGACGCTCCCACGAAATGACCGGTAGCTCCACCGATTGTGAAATCTGTTGGTATTTCCATGTGGGTGCCGTTAGTGAATGTTACACCTAATGTCGCAGTGCCTTCGCCACCAAAAATATAAATCGGCGTACCATCTACAACGTTTGTGCTATCTATTTGGCTGCCGGTTTTAACGCCGCCAGTACTTACGATTTCATAAGTATTAGCTATGGTATGAATTACTTCGGTTGTACCTGCGCCTGCGTAGGTTAATGTATCCTCGAATAGGCTAAAGACTTGACCACCCAGGCCCTTAATGTTATTTGTGCCATCATCAAATATTCTACCAACACTCGACGTGGTGAAGAAAATTGGCACTGCTGCATCATTTTCAGTGTTTGCATCAACGAAGCTATCTGAGGTTTTTAGCCACAAATCAGAGTTGGATAGTGTTATCTGTTCCTGGTAGTTAGATTGACGTAACTGAAGCGAGCCGTTTTCAACAGTAACCGTATCTAGGAATTCAGCGAATGTACATCTGATATGCCCACCCTCTACTGTAACTGGGTTTTCTATTTGTGGCATATCCGTGCCGTTGTCCTGGCCTGTTATTGTAACCTGAGCACCCTCTATCACGGTTAATGCTGTTGTGCATGTTTGTATTATCTTTATTTTGCCAACACCATTTTGAAGGCTGTTAATACTCATTAATGAGTTATTTTTAACTATAGCCCCAGTGGTGCAGCCTTCGATTATAGGGGCTAACCTAGTTGATAACGTGAAGTTGTCACCGGCTGTATTAACTAAAACGCCAGTTGCAGAATTTTTAATCTTTCCATCGATATATTCAATCTGACCGCCTGACTCACAACTAGCACCAATTTTAGCCTTGCCAACAGCTATGCCATCTAAAATGCAGTTTTTTACATGTATAAAAGTGTCGGTTCGATGAGAAACCATCAAAGCCTCTGCATTGGTCACATTATCAGATTGGACTGTTAAATCTTGAATGGCAATATTACCTTTGTTGATATAAACGCCAGATGTCCACTCCGAACCTGTGGTGATTTTTACAAGGGTGTTATCCGCAGAATTGCCTTTGATAACAACTGCGCCCGTTAAATCAGCACCGCTTAATGTACTTCTGAATGTTGTAATTTTGTTTCTGCCCCACAATATAGCAGGCCTTGGTTGAGACGCTCCTGGTACTGAGCTTGTGTTATAAGTGCCATCTGCCAATTGAATGGTTTGCTGATGCTTAAGAACTGACGGCAAACTATCCCAGGCGAATTGAACCGTCTTAAATGCGCCGGTGCCTGTTGTTACACCCTGACCAAACGCGTCAACTCCCAAAACTGGATCGACATTCCAGGTGAATTCAATATATGTTTCATCTAATGGTCTTAGTTTTATTGCAAGTGTTGCATCACCAGTGGATACGATTATATTCCTTCCGTTAGTCGTTACCGTTGATTCCAGTACAACATCAGCGAAAGACTGAATTAGATCGCCTGTGGTGGTTATGTCTTTTATATTTAGAACATCACCGTCTTCTAATGTGTCATCGGCTACCGCGGCTGCTAGCGTCAACGGGTTGAGCTTGGTTAATGTGTCGACATCAATAATAGAGCTAACAGGATCGGCTTCCCATATCTGCACGTCATTTCTGTCTTTTAGAACGACCTTGAACATGCCGCTAAGGAATATATCAGGAAATAACCCTGTTGAGTCAGCGATTACTGGATTGGCGTTCGCTGTGGTTCCGTCAGGACAGTTGAATGTATCTTTAAGTGTGCTAGTGCCGGTAGCGAAAAAAAAGAGTTTAGCACCTACTGACGGTGATATTCCGTCGCCTGCATCAAAGAATGGGGTTACAAATCTGCTTAACATTATTGTTGCTCCTGCTGCTGATTACTTTGCAGCCCTTCGAATGTTTTTAAATACTGATGAATTTGATTTCTTATTTCCGGGTTAACTTCAGCTATTGTTATTAGCCTTCCTAAGTTTTGGCCTATCGCCTTTTCTGTTGCAACGTCACCTGATGATTTGGCAAGCCACTTGACAAATGATTTATTAGTCATAAGCTTTGCTGCTGCCGCAGGTGCCAAGACAACTCCGGCTGCGGCTGCCAGTCCCGGCGCGCCCCCACTAACACCAAGCCCACCAGTAAGAAATCCAATCATCAAATTTGAACCTGCTGTGTTTGATGTGTTGGCGGTTTTTGCGCCCGCTTTGATAGATTGAGATACCAAAGCAAGATCATCCATTGCTGATATAAGCTCTCTGTCGCCATGAAATAATGCAGATCTCGATTTTTCTCCAAGTCTGTTCCAGTTAGTCATAAATGTATTTGGGCTAAATGCTGCGCCTGCAATATCTTGAGCTCCCGGAGTGGCAAGTCCCATTCGCCTAACAACTTCGGCTTGAACGTCACGCCTTGCGCCTTCTGGGAGTGAACGCATCAGCGCTCTAACTTCTGTTGTTGGTACTTTCCTCAGGGCTTGGCCTTCTGCGCCAAACATCCGGCGATAAACCTGTTCAGCCATGCCACTCTTAACTATTGGCTGTAAAACTTCATCTATTCGAGTTCTACCTGCATTCCAGAAACCGTTGGCTCTGTTAAATTCTTTTGTTGCCCCAAAGCTATCCGCCGCTAATTTCATATCTTCACTTAATGCGCCGTAAAGCCTTTTTAGTTCAGCTTGACTAGCGTCAGGCAATAGCGATTTAGTATCTAATTCACCGCCGATTTTGCTTCTGAGTGCTTTTAAAGTTCCTACAGTTATTTTAACCGGCTTTATAACGCCGGTGAGCGCTTCTTGGGTAGTTAATGGCCCCTTTTTTATAGCGTCCTGTAGTGTTTTTAATGTTTTTGGTGTAAGTATCTCGGAAAATTTAGGATCCCCAGAAAATTCAGTGACTATGTTGTCAAGCTGGCTTTTGAAATTATCAACACTAACGCGCTCTCCTTTGGGCATCTTCGCCCACATCCGATCGTATAACTCACCACCTTGCTTTGAGAATCGTTTAACGAAATTGTCAACACCATTAATGACGGATTGCCCCACTGTTGTCTCACCTGTTGCACTAGATAATCTTTCTGACTGTTGCTTAGCAAAATCTGACATTGCGTCAAGCGTCTTAGAAAATTTTGTGCCAATAATATCACTAGCAATCGGTATCTGGGCTAGGGCAGACTCAATCTGTGCAGCACCCTTAGCCCCTGTAACTGCGCTAGCTGGTAGGTCTACACCGATGCGCTCTCCAGCTTCAAAGGTTTCTGCAATAGGTCGCCTTGTTGCTTGACTTATCTTTGTACCTAGCTTGCCAACAATTTCACCAACCGCGTCACCCGCTACGCCGCCTAGTAAATTAATCCCAAATTCAGCCGCGTCAGCTCCGACTGTCTCCAAAGCCGTCCTGTGATCTTGCACAGGTAAAATGCTACCAGCGAGAAAGTCAAAAACTTTACCTCCAACCCCTGCCCCAACTGCGCCCATTACAACAGGACCAGCAGGGCCGCCAGGTATACCAGCCGCGCCACCTATAACACCTCCGAGAGTTTCAAAACCAATTCTAAAATTTTCGCCGATATCACCAATATCAAACCCTTCAGGGTTTAACAATTGTTGTCTATTCGTTCTCGGATTTGTAAATATAAAATTATCCTGAAATGGTCGCGCATCAGGAAAGAATTGTTGCAACGTTAAAAGTTTATCTTCACCTGTTTTGGCGGCACCAACAGCGACGCGAACGTCAAAAGGAGTTGCAGCCTCACGATCAAAATCTCCAGCAATGACTTGTTGCTGCTTCAGTTGCTCCTGTTGAATGCTAACCTGTTGCTGTTGTGTATTTAAAAATTGCTGCAAGGCACCCGCTATCTGCTGAGATCCTTGCGTGTCTCCTGCTGCGTCTGCTGCTGCAAGTGCTTGCTCCAATTCTTGTCGAGTTGCCATTATTGATTTCCTAGATGTTTATCTAGCAATGCTTGTATCTCTGGGGATACAGGTATCTGCGGCGCTTCACTAGTAGCTGCCGGTGGTGTTGTTAGTGCCGGTGGTGTCGTTGGTGGTAGTTCACCAGAAACTGCCGGTGGTGTTGTTTCCGCTATTGGTGTTCTAGCGAAGATTGATTGATCTTCTGGTTTTGCTATTGATGCTGGTGGTTTTTGATCTACTTCAAACCCGCCTGGAATCCTGTTTAATAAGCTTTTTTTGAAATCGTCTGGTAATGTATCGCCAAAAGTATTAAGGAGTTTGTTTATTTCTTCTGTAGATCCACCTATAGCAGTGTTGGCTAACGCTTGTACAGTATCGACAAATTGCTTAATTTGCGCTTCTCCAAGTCTCTCGCCTGTTAATAATTTATTAAAGATATTCCTGATACCTTCGGGTATTCCTGCGCTGTTTTGAGCGGTTGCAAATTCGCCCTCCCTAACTACTGAAGTAGGATCAAGTGCTTTCATAAATTTAAACACCAAAGCGATAGACGCCGGACCGCCTCCCAGCCGTCCGAGCTTACCGATATCTTTAGCTGTGTTAACGATCCCAACTGTATTTTTAAGCAATCCCGTTACGTCTTTGTTCATGCTTTGCCTGCCTTTGAAATCAAGTTTGCCTGTTACATTTGCTCTTGCCGCTATATTGTCTATTCTTTGTTTTGCAACCGGATCTACTGTTGTTTTCCCGGTGTTAGGGTTGAATATTATTCCGCCCTCTTTAAATTGGAACGGTGCTTGTTTTTCTTCGGCTTGACCAAGGGATATAGCTTGATCAGTAAGTTCTTCAAGAGCCGCAAAATCTCCAGCCTGGGCTAGTGCAAGGGCTTGACGTGTATCGCTCGAATCTATACCGTTAGCTTCAAGTTGCTGAATGCGACCCTGCAAAAACTCTATTTTTTGCTGGGGACCACGTATTTGTTTTAATAGGACAGCACCGCGAATAAGCGACTGAAGACGAGCCTCATCACTTGTTGCTTGCAATCCTATTTGTTGAGTTTGCGTCAACTGCTCAGCCTGTCTTGCAGTTTCTAAACCTCTGCGAGTTGAGCCAACGCCTGGTGCTCCGGGGCTACCTGGTCCGCGAAATTGTGGTAAAAATAAACCATCTGCCATGATTAAACTCCAAAGAATCCTTCAGTGAAACCGGTTAAACCGCCGCTACTACCCTCGCGAGATGCTCCTAAACCGCCTGATGCTAATTGAGTTAAGCCGCCGCGAAGACCTGCCGCTTGTGCAATCCTGCCTTCCTGTTCAGCTGTAACACCACCTGTCAAACCAAGCGCTCTAGCTTCGCCTGCACCTGCCAATCCAGCAGCTTCAGCCGCCCCAGCGCCTGCAATTCCAGCCGCTCTACCTTGTCCAGCAAATTGAATGCCTTGAGCCTGCCCTGCTGCCGATTGACCTCTTAGTTGTCCAAGTTGTCCAGCAGCCTGAAGCCCTGTCCCGGTAACATCGCCAAGCCTACCAAACCTGTTTGATAAGTCCTGCAAAGCCAAACCTTGACTGAACTTGGTTAATTCGCGCAGTCGTTCGCCGCCACCAACACCACCGGTGGCCGCCGCACCAGCGCCAACTTGTCTTAAGCCTTGCTCCCGCAAAAACTGAGTGCCTGGATCTTCTTGGAACGAAGCAAACGCTTGCTCTTGGGCCTCTGGTCCTAATGCACCAGATAATGCAGCTTGTTGCTGCGCGGCCTGTTGTCCGGGGTCAATAAAAGGTTGTAATCCCGCTGCTGTCTCGCCAAATTCTCGACGAAACGTCCGTGCAGAACCTTGGCCTGCACGCTCTAAAGCCGTGCCTGCCTGCCGTCTTGAGACTGCACTAATTCCCGCCGCTTCAGTTAATGAACTAGCTCTAAGTTCGCCTGCTTCTCTTTCTGCTCGGCCAATTGCTCGACCTGCTTTCTTCTCAGCTCCACCGAAAAAAATGTGTCCTTGATTTTTGACATCGTAGGACCCTCCTTTTGGCTATTTCACCAGTTGTTTACCTAACCATTCCAAAGCTTCACACTTGGTTATCCCAAGCCTATTCTGATCTGTTAATTCGCCATTTTTCATAATTGATAGTCGATTAATGCCCTCATCTTTAAAGCCAAAACCTTTAGTAAAGTGATATACAGACTCATAAACAGCCGGTATTTCCGCGTTAAGCTTTTGATACTGCTCCGGGCATTCAGTCGTAAACCATTCCAAAATAAGCCGGCCGGCATCTTTGCCATGCTTCCGGTGTTCTTTGAGAATGTTACAGTGAATATTAAGTGTGACTGTATTTAGTGGGTAAAGATTCCATACCCCTATCGCGATGTCACCAAGCATAATCATCATGTAACATTGATGGCCGTCGAACGGTATTTCGTATTCTTCAGGATCAACACTATCTTCAGCTATTCTATCAAATAACTCGGGATCTTTTAATATCCTGCCAACCTCCTCGGCTGTCTCTGCTTTTTTTAGATAAATCATGATAATTCTCGACCTGAGACGGTCCATGAAATGCTTGTTGCTGCCTCTGATTCCATTTGCAACGTTCCACCAGCGGGAATAAATTGCCCAGCCATTTCAGCCGGTACATCTGTTCTGTTTGTCACAATCGCCCTTGTCGGCACAACTGGGACGGTAGCCGAACCTCCAGAAACGACAATATAAGCCTTGTATGTTCTGGTCACCCCTGTGTCATTGACGGCAGTGAAATTGGTAATAATGGTTCCAGACTGATTGGACGGTGATGTATAAAACACCTGTGGCGTATCAGCGCCTGACGCTTTTTGGCTTGCTACAAGCTGTTTATTTACTGTTGTCATTTAAACATCCTCCGCTGGTACTCGATAAAACATGATAGTGATTTTGACATTCACGTCATCGGATTTAGCATTGACAAATTTACCCTCTGGAACAATTAAATTAAGTCCGTTAACTGCTAAAGTTGTCTGTTTAACCATATCCACATCAAGAATTATTTGATCTTCTGTGAGTGTTACTGTGTCACTTGCTTCATAGACAACAACATCAGCACCATTTACCCCAACATTTCTATCAGCAGATAAAACAATATCGGTTATTACAATGCTCTTATCCTGCTCTGGACCGACAAAGTTGAACCCTGTATTTGCTAAATCAATTTCATCGGCTACTGGGGTGCTGTATTGCAAAGGTGCGACAACAAGTTGGCCGAACTTTGTTACCTTGGCAGATATACCGCTGTTATTATCCTTGATCACTGTTGGAGTAGGCATTATTCAGCCTCTGTGATTGAAACAACGCATTCAATAAGTCCTGTAGCCTCAACTCTTTGAAAAGCTATAGCCTGACCCTGAGGTATAATTATATTGCTGCTTGTCTTTAAGTGGAACAAAGTATCTACGATTGAGCATTCTTCAAAAAAGATAACACCGATGTCTGTAAGCCCTGTAATATCAACTCCCTGCTCAATGGTAGCGTCAGGGCTTTTTGACGATCCAAGAGTTCTATTTAGCGGGGTGATAGTTGTACCGCCCACAGCTGTACCAGATACGTGATTATAAAGAATTTCAGTTACAACAGACGAACTTATGCGTATATCTGTTAAAGATAAATCCTTTAACCCGTCATTCTTCAAATAGAAGAAATTATCACCAGCGCCAGTTGGTGTATTAGTGAATCTTAACGTCCATGACTTTTCTTCAACATTTAGGTGTTTTTCATCGCTCTGGATGATAGAAAATGTTTCTAGCCTGTTTTCATCACTAACATTTGCAACTTGACCATTTGGGCCTTTAATAACCGCCATAATTACTCCACTACTCTATGTAAGACAAATCCAGCTTGTACATTCAATGATGTATTACCAGAAGGGGGCGTAACTCTAATTGATGCCTGTGAAGCTGGCTCCAAAACTACTGAATCACCAGTTATTAAAAATCGTGTGTTATCTGTGGGTACTATGGTATCGATTACTGATATGCCGTCTGTTACTGTGCTGCCCTCGACGCCTGATAAAACGGTTGACGATAGAAGTTTAGGACTTCCAAAATTTAAATTTCTAGGCGTTACAGTAGAACCTCCGCTAATTAATGTGCCCGCAGTCGCGTTAGAAATAACCTCAATCGCTAACTCCCCGGTGCCACCCGTACTTGCTGCGATATTAACAAATATCCTAGTTAGTACCCAATCCACTGTGTCAGTGTTTGCTAGATGCAAAATAGCTGAAGCGTTGGCGGATGTAAGATTAATAACATCGGTGTTAACCGTATAAGTATCGCCGTTAAGGGTTGCAATTGTTTGCGCGCTTTCTGACGTAGCAAAGGTTAAAAGTCGATTTCTAGAATCAACTGTTGCAGTTGTTCCGCTTTTACCGTCCTTTATAACAAGACTCATAAGTCATCCTCATCAAGCTCAGTTTCTAAACCTTCTTCTGTTCTTAGGTTTAATAATTTAAGCTGCTTCAGCGTTTCATTTTGTATGCAGAAAGCTTTGTTTTCTAGTTCCGTATCCGGCGCGATGGCTCGGATTTCAGCTATCAGTTCTTCAATCAACCTAGTCACCTTTGCATTAACTTGAGCTATCCTGCTGTTCAATACATCATTATCATCTGATGCTTCTAGATCGTTAACCCTAGAATCTAGCCTGGATATTTTGCTATTAAGCAAATCAATATCACCAAAATCCAAATCGTTTATCTGTAATGAAAGCTTTGCTATCTTGGCATTTTGAGTGCTGATTTCAGAAAATAACGATTCACTTGCTTCTGCCACAACATCATTTACATCACTAGCCAGTCTTTCAAGGTATTCAGAAAATCTTAAAGTTGGAACACCATCTCTACTTAGCGATTCGTCACGTCTTGGCGGTATTAAATCAGCCACTGTTTGTTACCTCGGCGTTGGCGAATAATGCATATACATTATATTCAACAGGATCTGTCATTTTGAATCTTAAAATCCTGTTATCCGGTATACTTCCTAGCCTGGTCCATCTAACTCTAGTTTTAAATTCTCCAACTTTGCCCATAGGTTTGGATATTTCAAATTCAAATGTTCGACCTTCATCGTCGGAATAATCCATCCTGATTTGCGGGTCTGGGGTTGTTTTATCACCCACCCCAGTTTGCATTGACAACTCTATTTCGTGAGAAAAAATAGTTTCACCGTCCGCTGTAAATGGTTTGGTAGTAAAGAATCTTTCAACCTTATCCCCGTATTCAGTTTTTGTTTCAAAATCCAATTCACCCGTTTTGCCTGACCGGTCATCACCAACTAATATTTTACCGAATGCCTTTATGCCATGAATTGCGCGCCACACCTGGAACCCATCACCATTTGTTATTCCTGTTTGTCTTTCGTGCCATTCGTTTTTACCGGATAGCGCCGTTGTTGTTGCGTCATATGAAAAGGTATGTATTCCGATGGTAAACACCGCAAAATAATTTCCGTTTTGAGCATAGGTAAACGCTCTTGCATTGGCTATTTCGTCAGGTGTGCTTTTTTGTATTAGTTGATCAATTGAACTTGTTGAAATCTTTTGAGCATTTGAGCCAACGGCTTTCCAGATTGCCGGTTGCTCACCAACGTCACCGCCGATAAATAAAAAGCTATTATCAAAATCAACAATAGAAAATCTAGCAGCACATCCTTTTTGAATTAAAGCGCCTGGGATACGTTGAAACGGGAAACCAGCCGTGATAATGGTCTGGTAAACCTCAATAGTCGTTTCGCCAAGAGCATACAATTGATTATGGTTGTTATGCATGGCAATTATTATGTCTGGACTAATCTCTGCATCAGTAAAATCTAAAGCGTTAAAATTCTTGCCGTCATTATCGGTTTTAAGTGATGAACTGAAAAATATAGCATCTGTATTGTAAACGTAAAATCCATCCTTAAACGCCACTGTCCTGGCTTGACCAAAACTTAAAAACACTGAGTCGTTATTTAATTCAAGAGTATTAGTTGAAGGTGTAAAAAAATAACTACTACCGTTCGGATCTTGGATAGCTATATTTATTCCGTTTGAATCAATTGATACGTCACTTATCCCATTAATATTACCATGACTGGTGATTACCCCATTTGAATCCATCGAAAGCAATGAGTTACCAACCACTCTGTATGGCGTACCATCATTAAACTTTATAGCTCCACGGCTAGAACCGGTGCCAAAATCTGAAAACTCTTTGATACCTGGTGTTCTCAATAAAGCCCTTTTGCTTAACGCGTCAGCCTGTGGAATCACAGGATAGGCATTAACAACCCGCTTGTCTAAAAGCGGTGTCGATTGGCTTACATAAAAACCATCCGCAAATGGTATCTCTATGCGAGGCATTAGTTACCTCCAAAATCAGGCTGCATATCCATTGAGTCAGGTTCAAAATCAAACCCTAATGAATTTTCTAGCATTTCTGACGCTTTAAGCTCTAATCTGTCAAGTCTATCTTGTGGTATTCGGTATTCTGGAGCGATATCAACAGCTAAGTTGTATTTCAATGTCCTAAACCATTCAGATGGAAAGTCAGGGTTATCAGAAGTTAAAGCTGTGATTTCAATTGGCCGCTCATAAGTGAACCGTGCTATTTGATCTACATCATTAGCGGTTTGCCAAATATAAATACGACCATCAGTTAATTGTGGCGAATAATACCAATTGTTTATTGTTCCCTGAGATGATTTGTTAGGTTGAGCAAAGTATTCTTCCCTTGACCATTGATTAGCCTCGATCTCATCTGTTGAGTCTATTCTGTCGCGCCTTAGTTGCAATATTCTAACGGGACGGGGTAGTAATTCTGGTATCGAGAAAACACTATTTCCGACAGCGGATGAACTAGGTAATCCGTCTGTAATTAACACTTGAGTCGTGCTTATTACAGTAACAACGTCAGACCAGTGCCTAGTGTTGTCATCAAGACGTACTCCAATTAGATCCCCGAATTCCATGCCAGCAGTCGAATCAAGAGTTAATGTTTTATCTGTAGCAATACCGGCGACGGCCATGTCAGTGTTAACAAAGTCATCCGCATTCCCGGCCTCATCTCCAGTCGGTCCTAATTTGTAATCGGTTTTTCCGACATCAAGGAATAATACCCCTTCGGTTTTCGTCCAAAGGTGTAAGCCTTGATTTTGCCAACTTTTCATTAGGTAATTGAATGACTCAAGACCGTCTTGCATTTGTGATGCGTCAGCTGGTCGATTAGCGTCAATCTCACCGATTAATCTTAATGCACCATTTACAATTTCTTCTGCTGTGGCGGTTAATACGGCTGTCATATCAAATCATCCCCAGTAATAGGCGGATCTAACAGCGGTGGATCATCGCTTTGGGTTCTGGTGCCATCAGTAACCGCAATCTTTTCATTGCGACCTCTAATTTCTATCTGAGGATGCTTCTCTTCCCATTCTGTTTCAGCGTGAACTAATTGACCTTTCCAGTTGAAACGCATCTCAGAGCGTTTGAATTTTTGCCCTGAAATGTCAGATATTACATTATGATCGCCTATAACAAATTTATTACGCATTTAATACTTACGCTTCTTACTAGCGGATTTACGCGACTTACCCTTTTGAGATAATGGCTTTGATGCACTGTCTTGTTGTTCTAACTGATGCCCAGCTTTTTGCTGTTCAGTCTCTCTAACTCTTGACATTATCCTGCCTCCGTGATTTCTACTGTACCTGTGGCAGATCCACCGGCAGTAATTAACCAGCCGTCATACGCTTCATCTAATGTGCCAATAGCACCAACTGTGATAACCAACGCACCAGCGGCAGGAGTATCGAAGGTCGGACTTGAGCCTTGAATGTCCTGATTTGTTACCGTGATGGTAATGGTTTGATCTGTTAAGTTTTGAATGGTGGCATGATATTGATCGCCACGCCTGGAATTGGCAACAAAATTGCGTGTTGTTTCCGCTGCAAATGTGACGGTATGCCTACTCATAATATTCTCCTATGCTGGAGTTTAAAACTCTGTGTAATTACCAGCTGGTATGCCGGCAACAAGCTCGTGAATATCCTGTTTAATATCAGGATGCGTCCTACGGCAAGAAGACGGCAACGCAGATAAAACACGTATACCGACCTCCCCACAATCACAAATTGCGGGCAAGGAATAATCACAAAGCTTTCTTGTAACTTTCCATTTATTGCCGCACCCACATTTATATTCATAAATCATGCTGATTGAATACCAGAGTTGCCGGTATCACTTGGAGCACCAGAGTTATAAATAAACACGCCTGTGGTTGTTGAAACCGAAGTATTACCACGATCATAACAATTAGGGCCAATAACAATATCACCCTCAGTCTGTTCAGATGTAAATCCAACACATTGAGCCGGGTTAGCTGCGCCAAGTTTGGCGTTGATAAATCCACACTCGCCTTTATAGATCAACATCCGCTCAATATCTGTCGCACCGGTGCCTCTGTGGTGGACAAATGTCGCGCTTGAGGTTTTAGCCAGGGAGAAGCAATCTTCAAAAATAACGTCACGCGCCACTTTACCAGTGATTGTTTCACGGTCAAACAACACGTTTTGAGCTGCAACGGACCAGATGTGAACAAGTGAACCAATTGAACAACCTAAATAATAGGCTGAGTCACCGTTACATAACAAAGGAGCAGCAGTCGCCACGCCTAGTTGACCAGAGTGAACAATCTCGCAATTAGTCATCTGTGTAAATTCGCCGCCATCAGCAAAGGCATACTTGCTGGTTGACAACGTATCAGATGAATCAAACTTGATGTTGGTAAACGTATTACCTACACCAGTGTTCTGAACTATTGCGATTGCCGTTCCAGTAGTTACACCCATTGTCCATCGTGTACGTTGACCGATATAACGAGAACCGGCGCCCAAACCAACAAAATGAATCCGACTTTTGGTTAGTGTTAACTCATCGTTAGTTGTGGCCGTTGAATGCGCTGAGTTGGCATTCATCAATATTACAGCGTTAGTGTTTGTAATTGCCTTGGTAACCGCTTGCCCGACTGTACGGAAAGCATTCTTCATGGTCCTTCCATTATCTGCACCTACAGAATCAGGGTCGACAAAGATGTATTCACCATATGTACTTGGGATGCCATCTCCAAGTTGAGGGATACCAAAGCTTGATAGCCCGTTTGGAAAGTTTGTGGTACTCATATTATCACCTAACAGTTATTAACCAGCCCGAAGGCCATTAGGATTTCCTTTCTAAATAGAGAATCGCTTTCCTTAGTAATTCGGTTGAGTCTTTGAGGTTGCCAATACCTATATTACAGTTTGAGCAAAGTATGCCTCTTAATTTTCCTGTAACATGACAGTGATCAACACATAATTTATTTTTCTTCTTACCTGTTACCGAATCATCAATATTAGGTTTTTCACCGCATATTTCACATTTATTATCGGCAGCAATCAATAGACTTTCTCTTTCTTTTGCTGAAACTTTAGCTCTATTTCTTTCGCTGTCGCGTTGTTTGGCTTTATTTACCATATGCCTTTCGGCTTTGGTTATACCCTCTATCCACTGCCAATTGTTTTGGCCTAACTCTTTATTTAAATCTACCGCTCTTAAAAAATGATTTTTGCTTGGTCTTTCTTTTACAATATTTACAAATGACCAAAAATTCTCTTTCCATTCCTTAGATATATTTAAAGTTTCGCGCCTTTTTGTATCCGTCCAATAAATATATAATGGATGCTTTGTTCTTGTACCCCAGTCATCAGATCTTAATGTATCAAGTTGACCATATCTTTCCAGCCTCATTCTATGTTTATCACATAGACCGTTGGAAACAACATTGCCAGAACAATATTCTTCGGTGCAAATATTTATGATACCTTTCCTTTGGTACTCAAGACTTCCTGTTTTATTTTGCCTTTGATAACAAGCCCTACATAATCCTTTCGCAGCTATCTTTTTTACTTTATTGCAGTGAACACATTCTTTTTCTTTGTATTTACGTTTTGTTTCTAAACCCCAATCATCCGGCCTATCAATTGAAAACTTACCTGTTTTTTCCCATCTTTTAAAATGAGTTTCGCAAATCCTTTTGCTTCTATCTTCTGACCAAACTCTATCAGCGTTTCTTTCACAGCTTTCAACGTTACAACAAGGCATATCACTCTCCTGTAGTTAATTTACAGGTTAATGATACTCCTTTGGTGGGTTATCTTCAAGACCCACTTGAGCCAAATGATCCTCTCCCGTCTGACCAACCGAAGTCATATCTCTCATCAGCCTTGAACCGCGCGTTACCTGAAGTGAACGCATTATCCTGGCCGAAACGTACCCCACGGCGAGTGTAATACTTCATCCCGTGAGGTGCATCGGTGGTCAAAAACCATGCATCCGTATCAGTTAAGAATGGGTTAGACATAAACCCATCGCGCACTGCATTCATATCGCGTACTGCATTGGTTGCATTGTTACCTGTGTCATTTTGCAAAACAGAACCTAAGATACGTTGAGCTTCAAAGCTGTTAGCAGGAGCAACGAGTAAACGCATTGCCTGTAAAGCAGCAGGCAAGCCACGAGCATCTTGGATTGTTTGAATCTGAATAAGCAAATCTTCAAGCGCCGCTTCAGATAAATCCGCATCGACAGTCAACCGATTTGAATAAGTACCACCGGAAGGACCATTAGAATGTGCGGTAGAGAATAACGGTTGTCCATCGCCATCTGTCATGAGAACAGTAGCGTCAAAACCATTATTATAAACAGCTGCACCTTCCAACTCTTTAGTGATATTCATCACACGAGCTAATGCTCTGGCTCCATCGTTTAATTGACCATAAAGCTCATCTTCAAGAGCTTCTTCAGTCACGATGTAACCCTTGGCAAAAGTGGTATGAATATATTTAGGAGTGAAACCCTGTTGACGTGAATCAAATGTAATATCATCACCTTCGGGTTTACTGGATGCTCGATTAAAACCTTCTAACTGAACATCGACTTCGAATGCTTTTGACGATTGATTCGTCATGAACATTTTGTCCCATTTTCTATCGTGCTGTTTAAGTTCGTTACCAAATACGTTCGCGACACCTTCTTGTAGTAATCGGGGTAGCGAACCTGTGCTAATTGTTCCGGAAGCCATAATTTTCCCCTAAATTCCTGTTGCGCCGAGAGCGACAGTTGATTCGTTGATGCGTACAATCGCCACATTACCTAATACACCGGCAGCGTCTTCTTTCAGTGCTACGATGTGTAAGGGTAAAGTTGAGGTAGTTGCGACACCTGTTGCGTTTACTTCCATCACAGAAGGAAAAAGGCTACCGGATGCGGTTGCTTCAGTAACAACTGCGGGAGCGTTCAAGCCAACTTCAGTAATAAGTAATGGTCCGTTAGCCACATCAACTTCATATGTTGCATTAGGATCAACATTGACTTTGATAGTGCCTAAAGTGCCTGATGCGTGATGTGTTTGCGAAAGTGCTTCACCTGCGAATGTTGGATCGATTGACATTACGACGCCAGTACATGCGGTGGAAGTTGGTGCGATCGATACATCGGCAACACCTTGAGCGTTTGCAGTACCTGCAATACGGACAAGATCGCCGGGGACAATCACTTCAGTGGTTGCTACGAGAACAGAAAATGTTTTTTGTTTACCTGTTACGTCTCCCTGGGAGTCCGTATTTACAAGTTTGTATCCGGCTGGCATGATAAGCCTCCGATTAATCAAAGAATGATAGGGATAATTATCCCGTTCGTTTCTCAGTCAACTTCGGAGGTCTACCGCTTGATGAGTTTAGCTAGATTGGACTATCAACTTTCATGATGTCTTATAGCGCTTTTACCACCTTCCGCTTTCCCTGTCTCTGGATCGGGAGCGTATTCTTGATTACCAGCTGGATCATGGCCTATTTGCGCTTCAGAGTCTAGTGTAGCGGCAACACGTTCTTTTTTCAACTTATTGTCTATGTCACGGTATTTTTGAGGTAATCGCATGGCATACATCGTATAAGGACCACTCTGACAACTAAGATTATTACCTTGCTCATCGATAACATGTTCATAATATGCTGCATAAGCTTGAGTAATACGTCCATCACGATCTTGAAACCAACGATGGTAATACCCTTCTTCCATTAGATGTTTTGGAATTTCTAATTTTTTCATATTATTCATAGAAACTCTTTTAGGTCTACCAGATGAATGCGCCACTTCTTCTCTTGAGCCTGCTACTAATCCTTTTTCAGTTCCTTGCATAGCAGGAGGTAAATCAACTCCTGTTTTTCCACGCTCTATTTTTGGCTTTGGCCCTGGTTTTTTGCGCTCATTCATGAGTCACCCCTTGTGTCTTGTACAGCTTGTAAATAAACCTTTTCTGATTCCCACGCACCAGGCATAGCCCGATACCATTTTAATTCATCACTTGTCAGGTCGGCCATCGATAATTTCTTACTTGCCCGTTTACCACCTGGTTTAGAGCCACCTTCTGGAGTTGGTTGATTATTACGTTCTGGATTCAATGCTGGAAAAGCTTTGTTTACATCACTTTCCATTTGTGCGATAGCAGCACTAGCAACCATTCCTTGCCTTGCATATGCCTCGTATTGTTGTTTTCCATAAGCAGCTTTTGGATCGTTTCCTAATATCCAAGGGTTGTTAGAATTAAATGCATCAAGTGTTGCTTGTTCATTATTGGCAGGACTAGAGTCAACTGGTTGACTGTTTAGCTTATCAATATCATCTTGATATCCATTCGCAGTTTCACGGTCTGCTGAATCAATAGCTTCGTCCCGCTTGCGTACCAAATCAGATTTTTGCACTTCCATTTGTTGTTGGTGGATTTTGTTGGCGTTGTTCATTCTGGTATTAAATGAAGTTTCCAGTTCACTAATTTGTTTCTGTTGTGATTTATGGCGTTCAATCCACACACCGCGTTCATTGAATAATTCAGCTGATATAAACTGTTCTGGCTTTTGGTTATCTTCTCCGTCCCATTCTTCTTCGGGCTTCCAACCACCGGCGCGCGCTTTTTCTTCTGCGGCACCCATCTCTATTTGATTTTCGTCTGATTGGTCTTTATCTTGATTATCGTCGCTGATGTTAGCATCTACTGCTGATCCTTCACTCATTCTATGCCTCCTATAATGTGCGAGTCTGGAATGTAACGGTAATTTTCATATCCCTTTATTGTGGATTTTTTACCTTCAAATTTTCGATATTCTATTTTTTGGCCTACTTCTAAACCCCAACATCCGTGCGGTGTTGCACTTGTTATACCTGCTTCTTTTGCTAACGCAGTTATATATTCATCTGCATCAAAAATATCGCAACCAGGATAACCGACGTAAGCAGTAGGGCCGATAGCACGAACATAGCCAACACTTGTGGCATCCTGTTCTTTGTCTATTAAATCTTGTGGTAAAAGAATTGTACCTTCTTTTTTGTATTCTTCCATTTCTATGAGGACATAAAAGCCTAATGGTTTAATCTTCATTAGATAGCCACCTCTGCATCAATAAATTTTCCATCTTTAGTATTTATGATAAGTTCATATATTGGTGCTTTAGCTCCTTCATGAACCACATTAAACAATGCAGAGATACCAGTATACGTAAAAATATCATTCGCAAAATCATAATCGACTTTCAATATTCTAAAATCGATCGAAGCTAAAGCTTCTGGTAAAAAAGAATTATCTAATACAATTAACTCTTTGGTTATTTGCAGTTGGCCTAACCTTTTATATTCAGTCTTCATCGTTTGACTCCATACTATTTTTATACGCTTTTATAGCTTGACGAAATAATAAAATCTTTGCCTGCATAAATCTTTCGAATTCATCACCATATAGTTCAATTCCAAGAAAATGTACTTTAGTTAATGATATATGGACTTCTGCCATTGCGTCATAAAACATTTCTATTTGTTTATGAGTTATTTTATCAGTCTTCATCATTTGGACCCTCTACACCTTTAGGCGACCAGTCGAGTACCTGCTCTACCATTTGAGAGGCACCATCTCTTTTAGCAACTTCGATAAGGATTTCTTCAGGTGTATTATTTTCAGTGACATAATCTTGAAATGTGTCGATTACGGACAATTCAAGGTCTTCGAATAAACGTCTAGTGACTGTAGAATGAAGCCACTTATTGTACAGTTCCTGGGAGATTGGCCGCTTGTTGTGCCTGTCTTTGATTTCTGATATCAGCTGTTCTAGCATTATCTGCTCCTATGGCAGTTAACATGTCTATTGTTGAATTAACCTGTGCTGTATATTTATTAATCTGGTTCTTAACTTCTTCTGATTCTGCTTGTTCTAATTTGAGGATGCTGCTAGCTCTCATTTCTTCGAGTTTACCTATAGTTTCATCAATCTTGCGCTTAGTGTCTGCATCTAGTCTATCTTGCTCTCTAGATAGTATTTCTGTCTGTAATTCTAAAAATTCTAGCTGTTGTTGCTGCAACTGGTTAGCTTGTTCTTGTGCTTGTCTGAACCCTGCTATTTCTTCTGCTTGCTTGTCAGTTGGTTGTTCTGGGAATATTTCATCTATGTTATCTGAACCGATACGCTCAAAGAAGTTTTTTATTATCGGTAGTGGATTGCCACCGGCTTGAATAACGTTGGGTATTTGTTCAACTTCTATGGTGGATAGTTGAATACGCTGTAATTTAGAAGACATTTCAGGACTAGCAGTTGGAACAATATCAAGAGATTCGTTATTAAAATCGATTAGTGCATTTGCTTGTGGTTCATCCAGTATTGTTTTATACGATTCAGGGTCGAATGTTCTTTTATTGAGTTCAAATAATATTTGGAACTCATCGGACATTCCGTCAATTATGCGACCCATTAATGCTGATGTTGATATCAATGCTTCCTGAATGATGGCTAACGCTGTTGTTGGGGCTGTGTTGGCTTGTATCTGCCCGCTCGTATCGACGATAGCGGCAAATGTTCTTGCCTGTTGTTCTAGCTTCTCGTTGAGTTGAAATAGAACAGCGCTCGGCTCTGGATTGGGATTAGGCAGGATACCTGTTTGTAAATCTTTAGCTGATATTTCTGTAGATGTGTATTGTCCTGGTTTAGTTCGTAATGGCCCCATTTTTTTACGAAAACCTTTAGCTAAGAATCCACCACCCATGTTCCTTAATGTACCAGCATCTGTTAACTGGTTAGTCGTTGTATTCACACCTTGGGTGATAGCGCTTAGTAAATGGGCATAACCTAAATCCAGGAATGTACCGTCTGGTGATGGTATGAATCCGTATTTAGTGATTTGTTGAATCGGTTCAATGCGAACGAATTCAAATTTGTTGATATCAAAAGTTTCTGGTAATTGTTCTTGTATTCCTGTTGCTTCCTGCCTCTGAAGCATAGCAGCTGTTTCTTGCTTGATGGCCTCGGTTAAATTCATTATTCGACCTTCCGGTGTTTTGATAATGAATGAGCGTTCATCATATCTAGCGACAACACGAACAATTTTCCTTGTTTGTTCATGAACAGTAATAATATATGGTTCCTCATAGTCGTCATCGTCTAAATCAGCAAAGCATTGTTGCTCTAGAAATCTATCAGGATTAGCTTCAGCATTAATAGTTTCTGCTGCTTCGTTAGAACCTTCATCACCGTCTGAGTCTTCAGGATATAGTTCAACATCATCTAACCATAAACCAGCGTTTTGACGCTCAATTACACCATTTTGATCAACATCTAAAATCTGTGTGAATGAACGGTTATCTTCCATACTTGTTGTTGCTTGGTTAACTGCAAAATCTGGATACTGGATGATATGTGATGCGGTCTTACCCTGGAGTGGATCGAATACTGTTTTTTTAAATATTGTTCCATTGTTGGGTAATATATAAAACATTCGCTTTTGGTCTTTGCGCCATTCTTTCATCTGATGGTTGACTTGAAAATTCATGGCTTCAGTAATGCGTTTAGCTAATTCTTTTTTCTGTCCTTGTCTGTCTACGCCAATGATATCTGCTTTGACTAAATTACGCGCTCTTAGTAATTCGAGTGATGCTTTATCACCGAAAGCTATACTCGACTCTGATAGGATGGGTGATTTAAAATTGCTAGCACCGTCCCATGGTGTGGATTTAGGGTGAAATTCCTGCTTCATTAGTTTAATGCTATTTTCAACGGCATTAGACCAATCATCCATTGAGTCCCAGTCTTCATCGAATTGACGCTTGACACGTTCACCGATTTCAGCGAGTTTTTCTTTATCGATATCATCGGCTATGTTTTGCTTGCCGACGAATTCTAAGAGGGATTTAATTGACATAATTTTTACCGACTGTTTTTATTAATCTGGATAAGCATTTCTTCGAGAGACGCTTCAGATAAATCGCCATTGGTTTTCACTGATTCACTAGAACAATTGTAGATATGTAAAACCCCATCACCTAGTCCTGAATTTTTGGCTGATATTACAAAAGGGTTTTCTTGTATTCGATTGATGTGAGCAATAACTTCTTTGTTTGTAGGCAAAACCCAACTATTTTCTTCAGGAGGAATTCTAGTTAATCTACCAGGCCAGCTTAATTGTATTCTTCCATCCGCTCTTTCATGCAGTGTTATATCATTTCTGCATTGAAAAATTAATCGTCCTTCCCCCAGTTTATATCCTGCTAATCTTGTAGTGAATGCTGCTCTTTTTAGATTATTTAACAAATCGAGGAACATTTTAATCGCCGCACCTACTGTAGGTGCTATGCGCACATAAGTGACATTTTTAATTCCTACTCTAGCAGCATGAACTCCAATTACTGCTGATTCAGGTCCATATAATTCAAATGCTTTGTTTGATTCAACATAAGAAAACACAGACCATTCAGTACTGTCGAAGTCTATGTATTCTTTGATTGGTACTTTACCTAATAATTTATCTTTCTTAGGAGTTGGATTAACTGCTTTGGTGCTGTTGATGAATAATTTGTCTGTTTTGTTAATCATGATTAAAATTCTCCTCTTGGGTCAGCTATAATTTCAGTGTATATAATATTGCCTTGTTCGAACTTTTTTATCCCGCAAGGTACGGACTTGACGAATCCGCATTCCTGACACTCACATGACATAGAGGCGAATCTTTTTGCTAGCTCCGCAATAAGTCCATAACCACCGACACCAACAAGTTCTAAATATTTTATTCTTTCTAATAAAACTTCATCAGATATAATTTCTTTATCTACGGATGAAGTATCTATCTTGGTAAAATCAAATGGAAGCTCTCTATTCATAATTAATAGCCTAGGGCATTAGTGTCATTACCGTGATAATCATCTTCTTCGTAAAAATCACGACCTATATCATTCTTCTGGATAGCGTGGCGGCGCATCATATATGCGTAGCGTACGGCGTCGATTAAATCGTCTTTAGTTTTTACGATTACACTCCTAACTGTACCGTCTTCGCCTTTTTTGTTATGCCTATGATACTCCCTAATCTCTTCAAATACCTCTGTCAGGTGAGAAAACACCTTAAATCTACCTGCTTTCATCAAATTGTTGAGTTCCATTAGCCCGGCCTCAACACCGTTACCGCCTTCTTCCCATGTAGTATGCTCTTCAATCATCTCCCAACCAGCATCTTCATATAGGGATTTGACCTGAATCGCATCTTGTTTATTTGTTTGTTGGTGTTTGTTCCCATCGTGCGGCCACGCCGCAGGCACATCCTCAGACCATGACTTGACCACATTCCAGGCTTCGAATGGTTGTATCTTTGATTTCTTGAATGCGTGAATAACATAAAACATATCAGCGCCCATATCCCAGGCTAATTGGATGTGTGCTTGTGGGTGTTCCCAACCAAAATCCATACCGTTGATTAGATACCAATGAGCAGGTATCTCGAATGGGTCGCATCTTATCTGGTCTGCTGGATGTTCAAATATTAAACCAGCACCCATCAACGGGACACCACGAGAACGCATATCGCGTTGGTAAGATGGGTATTGAGCAAGGATAGCTACTTTTACTTCTTCTTTTAGGTGAGGTGCTTCATCCCATGTTGCGGTTTGTAGATACTGACTAGGTATTGGCTCGTCCATGAATTTACATACAAGCTCTGTTTTGCCATTCTCAGGGGTGAAGGTTAATATTCCTCTACCGCCTTTGTTATTATCACCGTTTAGTGTTCTGGTGATGACTTGCGGATATATTTCAGGGTCTCTAGGTTCTTCATCGAAATGATACCAATCAATTACATCACCCATCAACGCATGTTGGCCTTGGCTGTATGACCAGAATTGGCAGATGGCCGTACCATTGGTATGTTTTACCCTGACTTCACGCATAGCGCCAGATGTGCCTGTCATGGCTCGCCAATCAACTATCTTATCGGCTGGAACAAAACCACCTTCAAATTTACCACCTTGAAATCTTCCGAATAGTTTAAGTTGCAGTAAGTCTCTGGTCTTTTCACCTGAGTAACCAAGAAGCCAACACATTGGAGGACTTGAGAATCTATGGCCTTCCCATCCATCAGGATAATTACCTGTTAAATGATGGGAATCAATAACGCACCCAGTACGCGATTTTCCCACTTGACTCGCTGCCATGAGCATACAAGCAGTATGTTCTTTAGTGGCCGCATTGAATTTATTTTGCCAATCATATAACCCAAGGTATGCACGGATGCCCTGAGTTAATTTATTGCGCCTTATCTTTTCCTCTAGAAGCTGCGCGTATTCAATTTTTTGTGCTTTATTCATGTTTTATTCAGTTCTAAAAGTAAAACACCGTAAATAACGATACCTTTTGTTTATTTATGCATGTTTTATCACTTTTTATTCAATTTTTTGTGCTTTGTTCATGCTTTTGTTCTAACTGCTGAATCTTTCGATCAAGTTCTTCTTCGGTTAAATCAGTGATGCCTATACTCCCTTCATGCTCGACTGTTTGCCTGTCTCCATACTTCCTTGGTTTCTTCTTGCTAGCTGACCATTTAATGATATCTGCTGCTACCCTCGCTGCTTTTGGTTCGTATGTACCAGCAAGTACACCTTCAGCGATTTCATCGAGTCTATCTTGGTCTGCGTCTGCTGAGTCCTCTTTGGCGCGCGCGTATTGGCTAACAAACTCGGGATGCTTAGAAAACCAAACATAAACAGTAACAGTTGAAGGCATTGAAGTTTTTTTGCAAACTTTCCTTAAGCTCATACCTGTTGCTATTTGACTACATAGTTCAGCGGCTAGTTTTTTAGTATAGTCTGTTGGTCTTCCTCTTTTAGCCATATCATTTATCCTTTGACTCTCTAATTCGGTATTCTTCAATAGAGAAACCTCGACCCCATCTTTTAATACCCCAATGCCACACTTTCTTAGATTTAGGTTCGGGATAGTGAGAATGGTCGTAACCGTCATTCATACGGGCGAAAAAGTATAGGATTTCTTGTCTCTGCAGATTATGATAAAGCTTTGCAGCCGCAGTTATTAATTTATTCACTGTTTAAATCCTCTTTCACTGCTTCGTTGTATATCGATATCTTAAGCATCTCTAAAAGGCCTATGACCTCTGCTGTTGATACTCTGCCTTCGTATTCCTCTATTATTTTTGATAGGCGTTCACATAGTTCTCCATTGACTGGGTATCTTTGAGGTTTACCTAAATCTATGACATATTTCATTTTTTCAATGCGAGTTTTCGCATGTTCGAGAGCTGCTTGGTAATCAGTTTCTGAATAACCAGTTAAATCCTCATCGGCAGCCTTAAATTGACAGTATTCTTTATAGGTATCTTGAGAGGCTTGGATAAGATTTGTAAAAAATTCTTTATCGCTCATTTCGTTAAATTTCATAATTAACCATCCCATCCTATACGTTTACTTGCCGCTGTATGTTCAGCATCACTACCTCTTTTAGCTGCCATCGATTCTATAAAATATTTACCAATGTCACCTACAAATAATCTATCACCTAGAGGAGCGAATCTGTTGTGTCTTAATAGCTGCTCATAAGTAGCCTTGTCAATCCATTCTTTACACGCTTCTTCATTCTCAAATATATTCATTAATCTATCCTCGTTGTGAACCAATCATTGTCAGTTTTTACAGCTAACCAAGCACCAGGGTACATAAAGCAAATTTCGCCAGTGTCCATATTGGTAAATTTTGCGCATGGATGGCTTTGTGGATCACCAGGGTATTTACGAGTCCCGTCCTCGGTAATCTTCGCCTTATTATTCCACTCACCAAGGAATTCATAATTTAACTCGATCCGTTCCTTGAAAGTGGCTCCGGTTTCCGAACTTAACCAATGAGCAACAATACCCAGAGATTCTAAGATTTGAGCGGGTTCAGCCTGTGGGTATTTATTGTTTGGATCGGTTTTAATTGTAACTTTGGAACCTTCTTGTATTTGATGCATGGTGTTTCCTCGCTATTTAACTAATCTAAAATATGTTAACCATCTTCCTAAGTCCTCTATGGTTGATGGTGGCTCAATAATTTCTATTGTATCACCGTTTTGGTTCTCCCATATTTGACCTGCTTTTATCCCTAACTCTTTTAATCTTTTCTTTAGCATTTTAGAAGTGGCTTTTGACATTGAGGTCATGTGCCAACATCCGCAATGTGGGCATTCATAAAAGCGAAGCTTGCTTTTGATTGTGTTACCCTTTGAGGCTTGTTGCCTTCGAAAATATATCTTCGCTTCCTGCTTAGTTTTGAAGGGAATTTTAACGCAATTCACCTTCTTCGCTGTTGTTTCTTGATATTAGGAATTTTGGTGCCACGTTTTTTAGCCTGAGAGATATTAACGGCTGTTGCCTGTTTTTGTACCTCCGCTCTAGATTCTCTGCCTCCACCATCTAGCGCGCTGCCTGCGGCATTTTTGGCTATCTTTCCTGATTTTGATTCTACTATTCTGAATTTCTTATTACGTTTGATTACTTTTACTGGCACCTTTATTCTCACTTTATTGTGATTTAGTACCGTACATTATAACGCAAAACCCCCAGGTTAACGGGGGTTTCTTTTATTGCACTCTGAAATTTTTAGATGGTATCCAACCATCACCACGCTTTAGCAAACACCCACCTCTAAGGGTGTATTTGTATTCTATCCCGCTTTCCTGCCATTGAATGTGACAAGCATATCGTGCAGACGTGTAGCTAGCTATTTTGAATACGGCAGTTATACCAATTATGACTGCTATTGTCAGTAACAAAAATTTTATCGCTGCTCCTTTAACCATTGACATAGCACCACCTGACACCATCTTTTTTATATCAGTTAAGATTTTCATTTTTTTGTCCAATTATTATGGAGGATAAAGCTCCTATGAATAAGATGACCAATATGATAAGCAAACTAACATTAGGGTCGACATGTAAGCCCATAGTGGCGCTAGCAATTAACTTAGCGGCAATAAACGTAAGAACAACACACACAGCTTGGTCCATATAAACAAAGAACCGTGACAACGCCGAGATAATAAAATACATTGACCGCAATCCGATTATTGCAAAAATCATAGAGCTGTAAATTAATAAGGGATCTTTAGTGATTGCTATAATTGCCGGTACACTGTCGAATGAAAACATGATGTCACTAATTTCAATAACGCATATGGCCACAAATAATACTGAAGCGCCTGGATAGACCTTCCTTATCGCCTTCGTGTACCAAGTATTGTCATAATCAACATCTTCATCGTCACCGGCTTTGATAATCATCCACACAGAAGCCAATATCAGCACAGCAAATACAACCTCGACAATTGGACCGATAGCGTTTAACGAACCAACACCTATGGCAACAAAAACCAGTCTGAACACAATAGCCCCGGCTATGCCCCAGTGAAGCGCTGAATGCTGTTTGTTTTCCGGTATCTTAAAATAGGCAAAAATCAACGAAAAGACAAATAAATTGTCAAATGCTAAAACTTTTTCAAGTGAATAACCAGTTAAGAATAGGCTAGCGCTTTCCTGTCCATGGCTTAGGTAGATATAACCAGCAAATGCCATGGAGCAGGCCACATAGAACAGAGACCAAACAACTGCTGATTTTAGGGTTACTACTGAATCTTTTTTATGAGTCCAAAAATCCAAACATAATAACCCGATAACCAATGCCACAAAAATAGAGACAGTTGTTGGTGGATAACCTATTGAGTCAATCATAGGTTGTATTCCGAAGGTGAAACTTTAAGCTTCATAGCTATATCGCGAGCAACGCGCTTTTCACACTGCTCAAATTTACCGTTAGACTCACCAATAAAACAACATACACGCATTATCAACTTGGCATCATCACCAGTGGCACCGCCGATATTATCTAGAATTTCCATAGTCCCTATTGTTTTACTAAATGATATCTTATCTTCACACTCATCGATGACACCAAGAATATCAGCGAGATCAAACTGAGGCAGAGTTTTTTGAACAATCTTGGCTAGATCGTCTTTTTCGTCAGCATCGAAATCACCATCTGCGCTAGCAATAAGATATCCAGCACACACTACGCGTTTAAAGGTCCCTTTAACGATGGCTCTTGATATTGCTTTTTCACCCTCATTTAATACACCTGACGCGAACTTCTTAATTGAATCAAACATGTTATTCTCCAAAAAATAAGGCGACATAAAGCCGCCATTAAAATTTAACTAATTTCTAGCAGC